CGCCACAACAGGTCCGGCGCTTCGCGGACATGAGGGAGCAGGACGCCAAGGCCGCAATGGAACTGGCGCAGAAGTATCCCGACCCGAACGCACAGCAGCAGGACCCCACGGGCGACGAGCCCGGTAACAAGCCTGCCGGTCCTCCCGGCATGTCGCAGAAGGCCCAGAAGACGGCTGCTAAGCCGCCGCAGGGCAACAGCGGCAACCAGGCCCGGAAACAGAACCCGGCCAAGTAACCCCTATACCGCATTACGACGGCTGCCGAAATGGCGGCCTTTTTTCATGCCCGAACACCGAAATGGATGGGTGGATCAATGAGTGACGACAACCAGAGCACTTCCACTGGCGCCGAGTCTGGACAGCAGTCCGCCGACGTGTCACAGGACCAGGCCCCGACTCTCGAAAGTCTTCAGGCCGAAGTCGACAAGTGGAAGAGCCTGAGCCGGAAGAACGAGACCCGGTTCAAAGAAACCTCTACCGAACTTGATCAGCTTCGCCAGTCCCAGATGACGGACTCGGAAAAGGCGATCGAGGAGGCGAGGGCTGCCGGTCGCAACGCTGCGCTTTCTGAGGTTGGCACTCGACTTGCCGAGGCCGAGCTTCGTGCTTTGGCCGCTTCTTCCGGGGTGGATCTTCCCTCGGCTGACTTCCTCAACATGTCCCGGTTCGTCAGCTCTGACGGACAGGTAAACGCCGACGCGCTTTCTGAATTCGTGTCGTCACTCCCGAAGCGGGACGCACCTCCCGCTTTTCGCCAGGACATCGGTCTTGGCCGCCAGGGATCTCCCGGCGCTAACCAGCTCACCCGAGCTGATCTCTCCAATATGACCCCCGCGGAAATTAACAAGGCCCGCCAGGACGGCCGCCTTGACGCGCTTCTCAGGGGTGAAATCTGACCTATCCAGTGAGGTAATTCATGGCTTTTAACACTCAGGTTGGTACTGGCCTTCAGGCAGCGTCCGGGAATGTCTTCATTCCTGAGATCTGGACAGCGGAACTTCTCCAGGATCTCGAAGAGGAGCTTGTTCTTGCCTCCGCCAAGTTCACGAACCGCCAGTACGAGGGCGAGTTCCGGCGTGAGGGCGATGTCGTCCACATCCCGCACTTCGTGAACGACCAGGTTGCTGACAAGGGCCTGGTCTCGGCGTACGGCTCGATCGGTTCCGCCGACCACGCTTCGCTCCAGTACATCGACATGCGGGTTGCGAAGGGCTCCAGCTTCCACATCGAGGTTGACGCGCTGCACCAGTTGCAGACGCGCTCGGGAATTGACCTGATGTCGAACCTGATTGCCCAGCGCGCCCGCGCTATGGCGGTCAAGCTCGATGAGGTCGTGGCTCAGACCCTTCTCGCCGCGATCTCCGGTAAGGACCTGAACGGCTCCGCTGACCCGTCCGCGACCGTTTCCGGCCTGCCTGCTCTGCACGGCCAGATTGACGAGATCACCGACGCTCCGACTGGTGACAACACCACGCGGAAGGCTGCGACTCGCATCCTCTCGGTCTATGACTACGTGGTTGCGATGCTGGAGAACCTTGACATCAAGTCGGCTCCTGCGGACCGCTTCCTGTTCATCTCGCCGCGTATGCGCTCGCTCCTGCTCCAGGACCCGAAGTTCATCGAAGCTCAGGTCTACGGCGGCCAGGCGGTCATCCCGAACGGCGCCTCTGCGATCGGCACCATCCTCGGTGTCCCGGTCACCGTGGCGAACGCGCTCGGTTCCCACACTCGCCCGAACAACCCTCTGATCCGGAAGGGCAACCAGAAGTTCGAGGCGGTTGACCTCTACATGGGCGCCACTGCTGCGACCTCGGTCGTCATCCCGTTCGCTCAGATGGAGGCGTACAAGCCTCAGAACACCTTCACCGACGCGATCAAGTCGCGTGTGATCTACGACGCCAAGGTCATTCGGCCGGAACAGCTCGTCGTGGCTCGCGGTGTTGAGGCTGCGATCACCGCTCACAACGCCACCGTCACCGTCACCGAGACCCGTACGGACTGATCCTGATGGCCTTCGTAACGATTGATGATGTGGTCGCCCGTCTCGGGCGGCCCGTCGCTGACAGCACGGAGGCCACTCGGATCAACGCCTACATAGACGACGCCACAGGGTTGGTCACTGACTACTGCCGGACTGATTTCCAGCAGCACACCGACGAGACGTTCGAGCTGGTGATTGAAGGGGGTCAGGCTGTCCTGGCCCCCTCGACCTTCCCCGGCCTGAATATCTCGGCCATCACCCTGCACGACGAGTACGAGGACAGAGACCTCACGACCGATGAGTACAAGGTCATGGGGGCTGTCCTCTACCTCCGTCACGCTCCCGCGTACACCACTGCCACAGTCACGGCCTCTTGGGGCTGGACGGCTGTGCCGGCCGCGGTGAGGGCTGCTGTCTGTTCTGAGGTGATCCGGTGGCTGTCTGTCAGCCCTGGCACTGTCATGGAGAAGACAGGCGACTTGGAAGTTCAGTACGCGGCCACCGCGTACAACTCGGGCCTCTCGGAAGCTGCCAAGTCCATGCTCAGTAAGTACCGGCCTCGCGTCGCATCGATCTCCCTGCACCGGTCCGAGACCCACAAGCCCGACCGACCGGAGATCACATGGCGCTATTCAACGACCACATAACCGTCTACCGCGCTCCGCTCGTCGCAGACGACTACGGCCATCACCGGGACTGGGTCAACCAGACCGAGGTGTGGTCCGGCATGGGTGCCGGCGTCCCGTACCGGCGCGCTTGGAAGGCAGACGAGTCCTCCCGTGAGACCGCCCTCAACAGGGCGACGCTCTACCTCCCCGGTGATGTTGATGTCGATTCCGCTGACCGAATCCAGTTTCAGGGAAACACATGGCATCCCGAGGGGGAGGCGTGGAGGTGGAGGCTCGGTTCCCGTCAATACACGATGCTCGACGTGAGGATGGTGACTAAGTAATGCCGAAGCGCGGAAAGCAGTACACCAGATCCTCAAACGCTCGCTTCACGTTCGAGACCGACATGGGCTTTGAAACCAAGCTCATGCACTCCGGTGAGGTCAAGGCCCTGGTTGAAGCCAAGACGGGTCTACTGGCCGGAAAGATGATCAAGGCTGCCCCTCGCGGCCCTCACGTGACGACGGACGAGTACTCGATCAAGAAGAACATCACTCCCTACGTCGAATCCGTGGGAGATGAATGGGTCGGCTACATCGTGGTTGAGGAGAACGACCGAGCCCGGCACGCGATGCTTCTGGAACAGGGCTTCCGCGACCCTGCGGGCAGGCGTCACGCGGGCCGGTTCTTCTTCAAGAGGGTGCTGGAAAGTGAGCGTGTCGAATGAGAGTTGACCCGCTCCCCCTCGTCATCGAGTTCCTGAGGCAGTGTCCCGACGTTCCCTCGGACGCGGTGACGGGAACCCTCGTAGGCCGCAATGTCGGTGAGACCACCATCTACGTCTTCCAGTCCGGGGGTTACCGCCATCTGCGGGACCGCATGGACTGTGCGGACATCCTCTATGACGTGTACGGCCAGAGCACGGCTGAGGCCGGCACCTTGGCCTATCTCGTGCGCGAGTACCTGCTTGAGCACCTGCCTGGGACGGCCCTGAAGGGCGCCCTGGTCCTCGACGTGCAAGACATCTCTTCCCCTCATTGGCACCCGGACAAGGAATCCCTTGAGCCCGCCTACACGGGCGAAGTCCGGCTGTTCCTCGTCGCTGACGACTGACGCCTCAACTCCTCAGCCTCACGGCCCCCTTTGGGGCCGTTTTTTGTTTCCCCCAAAGGAGCCTTTATGTCCAACGTGGATACTTCGAAGATCCAGTTTGCGCCCAGCGGTTACGTCTACATGGCGCCGGCAGTCGGCACCACTCTCCCCACCGATGTGGGCGACGGTACGACTCCTCCGGCCGGTTACGCCTCCCTCGGCTACGTTTCGGATGCGGGCGTCACCATTACGCCGCAGATCAACTCGAACCCCGTGAACGTCTGGCAGAGCGCAGTCCCCGTCCTTTACAACGTGGACAGTGCCACCTTCTCTATTCAGGCCACCTTCGCTGAGTCCAACGTCGACACGACCGAGCTTTTCTTCGGTGCTTCGTGGAATCCGGTTCTCGACGGTGGCGGCAACCCGACCGGTTCCTACCGGCTCGACCTGGCTTCCACCCCGACGCTTCAGGAGATCTCGCTCGTCGTGGACTGGTCGCAGAACGGCATTCACAACCGGGTTGTGATTCCTCGGGCGATGGTCCAGGACCG